GGCGGGGTTCGGGACAGTGACGGACTCAGGCATGGCGGTTTCCTTTGCGGTGGTGGCTTGGGCGTGGACGGCGGAGACGCGGGCATCGCTGAACGCGGGGACAGCGACGAGGGCGACGGCTTCGAGGGTTGCGGCGGTGATCGTGCGGCCATCGCCGGAGCGCTGCACTGCGACCAGCTCCACGGAGAGGCCATCGGTGATGTGCTCGGCGGCGGCGGCCAGGGCGGCGTCGGCGTCGGGGCCGGTGCCGAGCTGGAATCCGAGCACGAGGCCGGCGTCGGAGTCGGTCACGGTCGAGAGGTAGCCGACGGGCTTGCCGGCGGGCCGGTGATCGTGCAGGAGCTTGACGCGGGACAGGTCGGTCGGGAGCTGGACCGCGCCGCGCGCCACGGTGACCGCGCCGGCGGACGTGCGGCCGATCGCGTCCCAGGGCAGGGCCAGCCCGGTGATGGTGCGGCGGGCGGGCTCGGCGGTCGGGTCCGCGCCGGCCAGCTCGGTGACGTAGCCGCCGAACCGGATTACCTCGTCAGTCATGGTTGGCCCTTCTGTGTCGGCCGGGGGTGTCGGGGGATGCGGACAGGAACGGCGCGTAGCGCGTGAGCCAGGCGTCCACGCGGGGATCGGCCATGAGCCGGGTCAGTGATGCGGCGCCAGCGGTGATGGACGCGACGATCGGCCAGGCGTCGATCTCGAAGGCCTGGGCGGCGATCGGGATCAGCGGCAGCGATGCGAGCGCGGCCTGTATCGCCGTGCGCGCGGTGGTGCGCCAGGGACGCGAGACCTGCGTCGGGCGGGCGGGTGTGTCGGTCACAGTCAGGACTTTTCATCGTGCGTCTCGGATTCGGACTGGAGGGCTGCGGCGGTCTGGTATATCCACGTGATGGCGACGAGGGCCACGGTCAGCGCGGCGAGTGCCAGGACGAGGCCGGCGAACGCGATCGCGATCATCGGAGGGCCTCGGCGACGTGGCGCGGGCGGATGGCGTGCGCGACGCGGCGGGAGTCGCGGACGCTGCGGCCGGCGTCGAGGACGGCGAACACGCCGAGCGGCACGGCGGGGATCAGGAATAGCGCGGTGATCATCACAGGCCCAGCTTTCCGAGCGTCGCCGGGCCGGCGATACCGTCCACGGCGAGGCCGGCGCGGCGCTGGAACTCCAGGACCACGCCGCGGGTGCCGTGCCCGAAGATGCCGTCCACGACCAGTTTCGAGTAGCGCGGGTAGTCGCGATTGAACCGGGCCTGCAGGGCGCGGACGGCGTCGCCGGTCGAGCCGAGCCGGAGCAGCGGGAGCGAGGGCGGTCGCGGGGTCGGCGCGGGGTTGCCGCTGAGCCGGTCGGCCACGGCCTTGACGGCGGCGGCGTTCGCGTTGATCTCGAAATGCATTTCGTCGGCCTTGCCGGTGTAGTGCCCGCCCCAGCGGACCACGCCGTCCAGCTCTCGAAGGATCTGCTCTATCTCGTTGCGCTGCGCCGGGGTGAAGGTGCCGCGTGCGCCCCAGTTGTGGCGGGTCGCGTTCAGGTCCACGGCGGTGCCCGAACCATGATTCGAGTAGGACGAGGAGCCGGGGATCGGTACGGGCTTGGCGTGCCCCCAGTCGTCGCGCTGGGCCTCGTCCAGGCCCTCCACGCGCTGATCGAACTGGCTGCACAGGTAGTCCAGGACCACGCGCACGTCGCCGGCGCGCAGCTCTAGTTGCCGGTTGGTGCCGGGGACCTTCGATCGGTCCAGCACGGACGAGTCGTAGATCAGGGGCCAGCCGTTCTGTGACGTACTCACGAGGTCGCCTTTCGGTCGGTGGAAACCCCAGCGGCCGGCGCGGGAGCGGGCGCGGCGGCCGCTGGGGGGCTTGGGCGGTCATCGGGCGGGGCCACGGCGCGGCCCGCCGGGCCGATGAACGATTCGAGGTCGAAGCGCATCGAAGTACCTTGTGGCACAACATCATCCATGCCGAGCCGGGCGCTGATCGCGGCCATCATCGGCGCGAGTCCGTAGTCCACGAACTCCTGATTGCGGCCTTCGATGGTCTGGTAGGACAGCGAGGCCTGCGAGGACGAGGCGTCGATGAGAGCGGCGGGGACGCCGGCGGCGCGGGCGATATCGACGGCGGCGGCGTTGCGGCCTTCGATCAGCAGGTGCTCTTGGTACGCGCCGTGCTCTTTGAGCTCGATCGCGGAGTTGGTGAAGGCCACGCCGCCGTTCTCGCCGCGCCGCGCCGCCGACCACGACGCGATCAGCGCCTTGATCTCGGTATCGGTCATCGGGGCGTCGTTGGTCTGGTGCAGCTCCAGGTTCGCGGACGGCGTCTCGGCGGCCTTGTTCGATGCCACGTTGACGTTCACGGCGTGGCGGATCGCGGTCGAGCCGTAGGTGAGGATGCCCTCGTGGAAACCGGGGATCAGCACAACCTGCTCACCGGGGGCGGGCTTGCCGTCCAGGACCACGACGCCGTTCTCGTCAAATGACCAGCGGTCGATGCGGATTCGCGCGGCGTCGGTGACGTGGCCGGCGGCGTCGCGCTGCGCCGCCCACAGCGACCAGCCCGAGAACAGCAGATCGTCCACGGTCATCAGCATCCGGTGAAACGGCGAGACCGCGCCGTCCGTGCGGTCCAGGAACTCGGGCTGCGCGCCGGCCGGCTCGTCGCCGATGTACGCGGTGATCGGCAGGCGGGCGATCGAGCCACAGATGAGGTTGCGGGCGCGGGCGAGCGCGGGCACGGTCATGGCCTCGGTGCGGGTGAGCGGCAGATTATGGCCCATGCCCAGAATGTCGGGCCAGACAACCTGGTTCAGGTGGGTGGTGTCAGCCCACGGGCTGGCCACTGTGGGCCGGGCGGCGACCAGGTCCGGCAGACTTGCCGCTGTTCTGAACATGTCGAGCATTCCCATGGTCAATATCGTCGGTCCGGTGCGCTCGTTTCCGGCGGTCGCAGTTGCGGGCGGCGTTCTGGGCGGCGCGGGCGGCCATGAGGTCGCGGTGCTCCCACTTCAGATGCCGGGCGGCGGATTTCCACGCGCCGGAGCGGTGCGAGTCGAGGGCGCGCCAGCCACAGGAGCAGACACATACGACGCTGAAACGTGTTGTGTCCATGATGATTTCGGCCATTATGCGGTCCATATCCGTGGGGCCACCGGGGCGGCGGGGGCGTGGGTGAGGGCGAACAGTGCGAGGCCGGCGGCTTCGAGCGGTGCGACCGAGCCGGCGGGGGTTTTCCGGTCGATGACCCAGCGGTCGCCGACCGAGCGGCGGCCGGCGATATCGGCGGCGGCGGTCATCGCGGGGTGGGTGCGGACCTGCACGCGCGGGCGTCCCTGATCGGTGATCCGGTCGTAGAGGTCGGCGGCGGCGGTGGTGGCTTCGGCGGTGCCGATCGGCATGACGGTGACGCCGGGGGTGCGGTCGAGCTCGTCGGCGACGGTCGCGGCCGGTCCGTGCCGGTCGATCGCGACGGCGTGTCCGGACCAGCGGCCGGCGAGGCCGGCGAGCGTCGGCGCGCACCACTCGACGCCGGGGCGGTGCTCGATGACCTCCAGGACGGGGCGGCCATCGGAGCCATACGCGGCGGCGACGATCGCGGCGGAGCTGCGGTCCCGGTCCACGGCGGCGGCGAACGCGGGCCGGACGCCGGCAGGCATCGGGGCCACGGTCTGGCAGGCCAGCCAGGCGGCGACGGGGAACAGTCGCTCGGCCGCGCCGGTGCGGCGGTTGCCGTAGGCGCGGGCGAAGTCGCCGGGGGTGTCTTTCATCCGGTCCCAGGCCTTTTCGAGGGTCTCGCGCTCGATGGTGTTGCCGTAGGCGGGGTGCGCGGCCGCGATCGCGTCGAGGTCGGACGGGTCCACGTCGTCCGCGATGCCCCAATCGAACAGGGCGATGCGCGGGTCGCCGGGCGCGCGGTCGAGGATCTTGTGAAACCAGGTACTGGCGGCGGTGCCCACCGTGGACAAGATGATGATCTGCGCGCCGGGCCGGGTGGCCTGGGTGGGGTCGATGGCCTGCATCAGCGCGGTTCCGCGCGCGTCATCGAAGGACCACGCCTCGTCAATGTTGTTCAGGTCCGACTGCTCGCCGTGCAGGCTGTTCTCGGTCGGCGGGTGCGGGCTGAACGTCGAGCGGTTGACGAACACGACGGCCTCGGAGCCGTTCGTCTTCTTGACGGTCCCGAGCCGAGCCAGCGGCGATAGCTCGAGCGCGAGGGTCATCTCGAGCCACTTTTTGCGGGCGTCCTGCCCGGTCTGCGCGGTGTGCCAGACCTTCGCGCCGGGCTTGGAGATGCTGCGGTGCACAGAGTTGGCCATGACGAGCGTCGTCTTGCCCGACTGGCGGGGGACGCTGATGATCACGAGCGGATAGGCGTGCCGGCCTCGGTCGTCCACCTCGCCGATCACGTCGGCGGCGAGCCGTTGCCAGGGCATCAGCGGGGTGCCCATGGCGGCGGCGGTGTTCGCGATCTGCGGCCCGAACGTCCTACGAGCCGGATTCCGCGGGGTCGCGTGCCTCGGCAGGGGAAGGGGTTCCCAGCTCACGGAGCAGCCTTTCCAGTTCGTTGTCGGCCGCCGCCTCGCGCGTCGAGGGCGTCATGCGCGCGGAGTCGAGGGCGTCGCGGATCGGGGTGATCAGCTGGGCGATCGGGTAGTACGGCTTGGCGGACAGTTCCGCGCGGTCGAGGGCGAACATGCCGGCGCGGATGATCGTGGCCAGGGCCTCGTCCTCGTTGGCGAGCAGTCCCTTGTCCTGGGCGGCCGCGAGCGCGCGATCGCCGGCCGCCGCGTGCCGTCCGTGGGTGACGGGCTCGGCGAACAGGGCCATGGCATCGGGGTCGGGGTCGGGATCGGGCTTGCGAGGCATGGCCGGCCTTTCGGTACGGGGGGGTGGGGTGGGGGGAACCCCCGGGGGCTTTGCCTGGGGGGGGATGAGAGGTCCGGGGCTTCCCGGCGGCCTCTCCGGCTCAAAGAACGCGGCATCAGTGCAGGTCAGAGGCCTAAGCGGGCCGATCTGCATCAGTGCAGGTCAGAGGCCTAGCCAGTCTCGTGATGGTGGAGCAGCGCTGACAGCAGGCCTGTTGCCTCGGCTGCTGTTGCATGCCTTGTGTGCTGGCCTCAGATTGTCGAGGCCATCGCCGCCGCCCAGGCTGCGCGGCTGCACGTGGTCGGCGGTGGTCGCGCCAGGCTTGCCGCACAGGTGGCACACGTCGCCGTAGGTGGCCAGGCATAGGCGGGTTAGGGCCTGCGCCCTGCGGCCGCCCCAGCGCCTAGCCACGTGCCCGCCTGCCCTGGGGCTGGCGGGGGTGGACCGACCAGGGGGGTGGGGGGCTATTTCCGTCGGTTCTGACGATCCGCGACACGAGGAGCGCGCCGGCGGACTCGCGCACCCAGCGTTCAGCGGAGGCACGGTCGCCACGCCGGGTCTCGCCAGAGCGGTCGAGGAACAGGCAGGCCCACTGGACGCGCTCTCGGGTGCGGGGTCGGAGGTATCCCATGGCGATCAGCGACCGAGCAGCGGGGCGTGGACGTGGCCGGGTACGTACGTACGGGGCGGCGCGGTGTAGGCGTGCGGGTTGCCACGCGGCAGGTACGACTGGCCCATGACGGCGTACGGGTCGCCGAGGTCTACCTCGGCCTCGTCGGCGCGGGCGAAGGCGTCCAGCTCGGCGGTGGTCGGGCCGGGGTCGGGCTCGTCCACCAGCTCGGCGTCGAATACGTCGGTGGCGTGCTGGGCCACGGCGACGGGCTCGGCGACCTCCTGTGTGCGGTGGCGGCCGGCGTCGGTGTAGGCGTCGAGGTCCAGGGGCGAGGTGATGGGCTCGGTGGAGACGATCGCGCCTAGGACGGTGACCACGTGTGTCGAGGCTTCGGCGAGGGCGGACGCGGCCATGTTCGCGGCATTGGCGGCGTCGGTCATCCGTCCGTGCATCGAGCCGGAGGGGTGGAACTCGTCCGTGCGGGCGGCGATCGCGAGGGCGAGGACGCGGGCTTGCTGGTGTCCGGTGGTGGCGATCGCGTAGAGCGCGAGCAGGTCATCATCGGGGAAGCTGGGGTCGGTGTAGGTCATCAGGTGCCTTTCGTTGTGGTGAGGTCTAGAACGGTCGGTAGTGCGGCGGTAGGGCTGGGTGGTGGCGTCTAGGGCAGTGGGTCCACCATCTGCGGGTGGAAGCTGGGCGGGGAGCGGCGCTCCCCTGAGTGGACGACTCAGAAGCGCGTCGAAACACGTCTGCGGTATGGAGCCGCCGGTGTGGTTTCGCTTCGTCACAGAACGGGGATTACTCGTCTGTCGAGACTGGGATACTGACTGCGCGACTGTGCCGACCGGCACGCCTGCCCGAGTTCGCCTTTACCAGGTGCGCGCATGTCATCGGGGATGGTGGACCCGTAACCCTCTGACGGCCAGTGACAGTGCGGGTGAGGCATCTGCGCCTGGGCCGGACATGTCAACGGCGGCAGGACTTTCGGGGTGACTTACGGGGGCTCGTCGAAGAGCGTGGGGAGCGCGGCCAGGGTGCGGGCGTCGCGGCATTCGCGGCACAGCTGGTCATCGGGCATCGGCCGGCGCGGGTGGAACGGGACTTTGCAGTCGAGGCACTTGACGAGACGGCCGACGCGGTCACGGTGTGGAACCTTCGGGCCAGCCCATACCGGAACGGCGGGAGGCCACGGTCCACGGACCACGTTGTCTGTCACAGCGTCACGCGCCGAAGGCAATCGATCACGGCCTCTTGCAGCGCGGCGAGAGCGTCCACCGATCCGTCTATGTCCAGGTTGTGCTTGGACTCGCGGAGCGCGGTCTGTAGCTCGTGCATCAGGTGGATCAGGAGCGTCTCGCGTTCGCGGAGCTGCGCCGCGCGGTCGGTGGCCAGATCGTGCATCTTGCCCACGAGGGCCACGAGGCCAGCGCCGGCACCGGGCTCGGTGGCGGTCACAGCGCCGTGCCGTCCAGGAGGAACAGAGCCAGCAGCGCGAGCGCGCCCAGGATAGCGGTGACGGCGTGGTAGCCGCGTGTCGTGGTGGTCACGCCTTGCCTGCTTTCCGTTGCGCGGCAAGGGATTCCACCTCGGCGCGGTCGAAGAGGAACACGCCGCGCGCGCCCAGCTGCAGGACTTGGGAAGGAGTGATCCCGCCTCGCTTGACCATGCGAGAAATACCGGATGGCGTGATTGAGAGAATTTCGCTCGCATCACGAGTTGAGATCAGCGCGGGGGGAATAGTCACATCGTGATCATTGCATCACGAAGGGAGGAAAGTCCATCTTTCGCCATTGCCGTACGCCTGGCGTGAGTCATCGTGTTGTGAGAACATGAGGTCCAGGCGATTTTGAGAGGGTGTGGTGAGGATGACCGCTGGTGTGGCGACAGGGTTGATCCCTGAATGGGATCTGAGCGATCGGGCGCGTAAGGCGCTTCGGGTGGCGGATATGTCCGTGTCGGAGATGGCCGAGTACCTCGGGATCACGCGGGAGACTGCGGGCCGTTACATGAACGGGAAGGCGAATATGCCGCTACACGCGGTGCGGCTGTGGGCGCTGCGCACGGGCGTGCCATTCGAGTGGCTGAAAACAGGAGAAGTCCCGTCACCTGGTGGCGACGGGACTTCCGCTGGTGCCCCCAGCCGGGCTCGAACCGGCGACCTGCAGATTAAAAGTCTGTAG